CTTTTAATGTAGAGGTGAAACGAACTTGAATTTCAGTTTCTGTATTAATACCTACATATGCATAAGAATAATCGTCAAGTTTTACGTCCTTTGTCTTATCTAAGTCTTTAACGACTCCCTCACAATTGAAAAACTGGTTTGAAGTCTTTCCAGTGTATGCAATCGATACTTCTTGACCATCTTTATCTTCAATTGCTATTTTTCCAAACTCTGGAAAATCAATAGTTGAATCAACATTGATTATAGATGCGCCAACACTAACATTTTCAAGAAGTTTGGTCAATGGATTTGGTTTAAATTCTCCAAATATTGAACCAGTTATACTAGTGTTCTCAGTGCCTTTATCAATGCTGAGTTGATAGTATTGATAATCTGCATATGGGATTTGCTGTACGTTTGTGACAGAACCCTTAGCTCCAGTTCTTTTTTGTGTGATTGTAAGATTTTTTAAATCTAAAGGATCACCCTGAATCTTTTCTACAACATAGTCTTGAGTAACTCTATAGTCTGCATTGGATGGAGTTAAGAGAAGATTCGATGGTTTGATAATCTCAACATCTTCGCCATATAATGCTCTGAATAAAATTTCATAAGACTGATCAGTTCCCTTTGAGGAATAGAAACTGTCAGCATTGAATACAAAGTTCTTCTTATTTAAATCACCATAAAAAGTTCTATCGTCAAAACCAGGAGTAACCTGTTTTTTAAGTTTATTAAAGAACTGTTTTAGAAACAGAATATTTAAGTTATTTACTTTTGAACCAGTTAAATGTTTTTTACTTTCAGTTTGAGTAAATGTCAATTCATCAGGACTACCTGTCGAAATATAAGTCGTTATACCACTGAATCCTCTTTTACATCCAGTGAAAGAATTTGTAGTGATTCCAGAATAATATACAATCTCATCATCAATTTGAACAATACCATTCTTATCGGGGAAACCAACAGTTGATGAAACAGGAATTTCCGATGTTAATAACGTGATATCCGATGTTAAAGTTGTATTATCTACAATATCAAATAACTCTTCTACTTTCACATATTGATCGATATTGTTTAAAATATCGATAGGTCCACTTTGAGACTCTTGAGAAATATAATATTGCTCTAAAAAATCTGTAAGAAGAGGAAAATCTTCTCTAACATATCTTGGAAGTTGACTTGCGACAATTTCCTGGAATTTTACTCTATCTACTGCCATTTTTTATTAATTAGTAGGATCTACCGAATGTGTTAGAAGATACTGTTGAAGGTGTTACTGTTGCTGTTGGAGTTAGTTCAGTTTCAATTTGTTGATCAACATCAACAGTAATAACTGGATTTCCTCTTATCAAACTATTCACACCATAGCTTGACGATACAATATAGTTTGTACCAGAGACATCATTTCCTGAAGAAATATTGTCAGCTATAGCACTCACTGTTGTATTATTTACATCCAATTGTAGATAGAGATCTTGGAGACCAATCACGTCATTTGAGAAAGGAACTGCCGATATTTCAATGATTGGAAAATTCTTAGTGATCTGTGTTGAAATCACATTGATTGGGTTTAATCTAATTTCACCCTTTTTATAATCAATTACACCAACATTTTGTTTTACAACGATCGGTTCGGTTGGAGAATTTAATTTGAAAAGGAATAATGTACCTTTTTCTAAATTTCCAGTAGGTTTATCACCAAGATACACAGTTCCACTTATACCACTTACCGTAAATCCACTTGATTTGATATTATATCCGATTAAATTTCCTTGATAAACTGGTGAATGACCATGATTTTTCAAATAAAAACGATTTCCGAAACAAAGTTCATATTCTGCGAAGGTATTAAGTCTAACTTGCATATCCCTTCGTACATTTATCGAAGTTATATTTGAAGTTATCGATTCATTACTACCATCAACTACTTTTTGAAACTTTGAGTACTTAAATCTAGCACCAAATTGATTCAATTCCGAAGAATTTGAATATTTTGTAATATTTTGTGTCACCAAATTTTGAACAAATGATGCAGAAGGTGCTTTATTTGGATTATAATAGGTTTCAACATCAGCTTCGACAAAAAGATACTTAAGATCAACAATTTCTGGTCTAATTCCTGCAACAGTGAACCTTTTTATACTCTGTTGGATGTTTTGTTTAACACCACTTGACAAAGTAGTTCCGTTATATGGTTTTATACTGATAAAAACCTTACCAAATTCGGGTGGAGTGAGGTCCTCACCCCCAAAAGCAGACACAGATTCTGCTTCTGGATAGATTTGGGGGACTAATGCCTCATAATCTGCTGCTGTAACTGCTCTATTTTGTGATGAATAGATCTGTGGAGCATATTTTTTGATTGATTCTACACTTTCAATTGATTTTCCGCCACCAGAAGCAGAATTTGTTGATACAAGTGAGACTCCTTGGCTCACACTTGCACCATTATTGTCTATGATATTGCCGATATAAGTGAAATTATTGATATTGTTGGCGGCTGAACCGTTGGAAATAATGTATGTTGCCTGAATAAAGTTAGAATTATCAAGTTTGACGCCAAAAATTCCATCTCCGAACAATAATTCATACCTCTCCTGCGAAATTTCATGAATAAAGTAAGACCTTGTGGTCTTAGTGACGTTAAAGAGACTGTCAAAAAGTTCAAATTTTCTTGAAACTGTCGAAAGTTCAGTATCTTTAACGATCACAGACAAAGTATCAGTATCAATACCTGAGTTTGGAAGGATAAATTTCTGTTGTGGATTACTAGTATCGACCGTAAACGTTTGAGTTACGAAAGTTCCCTCATATACTTCTATTGTAAAACGTGCAAAACCGTCCGAATCCACTGGAACGGTGACATCATTAGGTATTGAGAAGATATAATTCTTATTTTTATCTGATTGTGTTGATCTTGAGGTTAATACAGCACCTGCTTTCAGTGTTAAAGCAACAGCAGTGGTTCCAGATGCATCGACAGCAAAAGATACATTTGCCTTCGAACTCTTTCTTGACCTTGGTACGTACCCTATATTGCGTGCTAGAGACACCACGTTCTCCCTGAGCGTGGCCGTATCGATGAATACCTCATTAGATACCATATTGGCATTATATGAGGTAATATACGTATTATATGCTAACGTATCGATAATCGTACTTAGATTAGATCCCTCAAAATCATAATCCGTGAAATTAGAATTCGCACGAATATAGTCCTTAATGGACTCCTTGATCTGATCAAAATCTAAGTTGCTAAAATTAACTAGAGGCATTTACCTAGTCGGTT